TCAAGATCCAATTATACAAACGGCTAAAAGGAACGAGGACCCAGGACCAAGAAATAATTACCAAGGACTGTAATGGCTGTAGCTGGAATCAGTAGAGCTTTATTTAATACATCATTAAAACGTGTACTTAAAGATATTAATAAAGTTAGGAGTGCTGCTTTAAAAGTAGATACTAAATCACGAATAGGTGCAAAAGGACCAGCAGCTTATAAAAGCGGTGTAGGTGAAAAAGAGTTTAAAAAATCTTTAGAAAATTTTTCTAATTTATATAAAAAATCAGATGCAAACCAATCCATGGTATTTAAAAAAGCCGTGGACGAAATTGACTCTAATATTTGGAGTTCTTTTATATTAAATGCAAAAAAACGTAAATTATTAAATAGTAAAGACACCTCACGTGTAGAAAGACTTAATCAACAAAGAAGTTACCCAGAAAATTATGTAGGGCCTAGAACTTTAAAAGATAGAAGACGAAATACTATACTAGATGCGTGGAACCGTATGACGCAAGAGGCAAAGAAAACTAAAACTGGATTACCTTTGTTTCCAAGAAATCCACAAGGGGGAGGGCCATTTGGTAATCCTTCTACTAATCCAATGCTACAAAGAATACAACAAAACTGGGATAAGGATTATGCGTTTCCTTTTGAAAATTTAGGGTCTGCCAAAACAGATAAATTAATACGAAAATTACGTAATGTAGATAAACCAAGAGCTGGTTACTCAGGACATTCTGCTTTACCAAGACCAAAATATGTAGAAGATTTAAATAGTAACCAAGCAGAAGCATATGTAAGAGAAATTTTACCTGATTACATAGGCCCAGTTAAAAAGGTACCTGGAGAAATAAAGCTAGGTAGTGATAAAGTAGCTGGACAATATATATCAGAATTGTGGAGATCAAGATCAGATGATTTTAAGACAGGGATAAATTCAATAGATGCACACAATTTTTTAAAGTTTTTAAGAAGGCAAGGTTTTTTAAATCCAAAAAGTAGTAAATATTTTAAATTACAACCTGAATATCAAGATTATTTTCTTACACGTTTAGCACAACCAAGAAAAAAGGATTTAGCACATGATGTTGCAACACTTAATCCAAAAGGAATATCAGATACGATGCCTTTTTCTGGAGGAGAAATTGGACGAACACAATTTTTAGATCCTAGTATAAATTTAAGAACTCAACCCCGTTTAGAAGCAAAAGGTTTAGAATCTTTATTATCTAATAAAAAAAATTTAGCAAAAATAGATCAGGACATGATGAATCAAAATATTAGAACTACTCTTGTTAATCCAGATGAAGTGTATACCGATGAAGAATTACTTAAATTTTATTTAAACCGAGATAAGATTAAACAAAAGTTTGGACTAGACATAGAAGATGTTTTATCTGAAGGATATTATCCCATGGGTGGTTGGAAAGAATTTGGATTCGCGGCCGGTGGTATTGCTAATATTGGTGCAAAGATTCTTCCTAAACTTGCTAAAAAATTATCAGAAAAAGAATTAAAATTAATTATGGAGACACTATTTAAAGGAACTGACCCTTCAAAATCACTTGCTAAAAAACGTCAAGCCAATTTAATAAAAAAATTAGGTGCAGATAAATACAAGTGGCGTAATGTGAAATCCGAGGTCCCAGGACCTCAAGCGTCTAACGTAGTTAAATTTCCTTCGAAAGGACTGTGGGATGATATTGACCGTTCTGGGCGTTTAGCAGATCGTAAATGGGAGCAAGAAATGTTAAAAAAATTAAAACTTGCTGAAAACACAGAATTAAAGTATCCTTTTTTAAACCCTGAAAATAATGCTTTTATTGTTACAGGGCCAAGAACAGGATTAGGGCGTTATCAAATGAGTGGTATAATGGATACAGAAGCTGCTATCCCTGTTAGTAAATATGCTGTATATGATTGGTGGGATGATATACTAAAACAAATGCGTAAAAAACCAAAATTTAAATATGTTAAAGATGATAAAGGAAATACTATCATGAAGAAGGTAAAATGAAAGATATAAAGTATAGACACATGGTGAATATTGTGCCGCCGCTCGAGGCCCAGGAATACGCAGCTGGTGGAGTGGTTAAAGGTGTATTAAAAGCACTTCCTAAAATTTTAGGTAAGGGAAAACCTTACATGGAAAAATTAGCAGCACCAAAGAAAACAGGAGAGAAGATATTAGATCTTTCTAAAGCAAAACCTTCTTATACAGTATACGATGAAGCTGGCTTACCTATAAAAGATTTTAAAACACAAAAAGCCGCTAGAGATTTTTTACGAGATGATGCAAGAGCTGGTGGTCCAGCAAATATGTACACGGTAGGAAAAACAGGAGCGAAGGTTAAAGAAGAAACACCAGCAATGTTCTGGCGCTCACGTGAAGAGATTTATAATGCACCACAAGAAGCAATGCCGGCACAAAACTGGCTTGGCTATTTAAAAGCACGTGGCATTCGTGCAAATGAACTAGATGATTCATCATTAGAGCCTTT